GGGAATAGCGTGTTTCAGAATAGAAACTTTAGTGTGAGAGACAGCAACATCTATTGGGTCACTATCTAAAACTGTGGTGACTGTTTCTGGATAAAACTTAAAAAACTCCCCTGCTCTGGACATAATAACATTTTCATCAGCAAGAAAACCTAAGCGGTTACGGTGAAAGAAAACATCAGAGATTGTTTTATCGACAAAGGAAGGATTAGATGCAGATGTTTCATCACCAACTAAACGACTACCCCATTCAGGAACATCATAATCGGTACCAGAAATAGTATAAGTAGAGCCATTACAAGGCGTAAATCGGAAGTTTCCGTCTGCTTGTCTAATTAAAACGTGAGGCATAGTAGAGACATCTAAACTATCTTTTGTTCCTCCCACTACGGTTTCTTGGTAAATACCACCATCAGTAGAACTATCTGCTACATACTTTACATAATAGTTATCAAAAGTATTTGCAGGGTCACCTGAGATTTCTACAGTATAACCATCGACTGCTCTTTTTGGTAAATCAGAAAACTGTGCTGTACTACCTTTAATAACTTGGCTTGCTTGATTACCATAACCGTCTGTTGCAGAAATTGTAAAATCAGATGAATTACTTATATGTAAATCGCTTCCTAAATTAGTAACAGTAAATCCTGATAGACTATTTATTTGATTAAAAATTTGGGTTGCAACATTAGTAGATTGATAATCAGAAGCAGTAGTTGTAGATGTATAGGAATAATCAGTTCCATTAATATTTAAAGTATATTTTGTTTGGTCAACACCTTGAGTAACAGAATAGATTGCCTCAAAGGGTCGAGTTGCACTTAGAGTACTATCCATTGCAACTGTTTGAGAAGTATTGACTAAAAAAGTGTAATCAGCAATTGTTACTGCTCTAAAGTTATCTTTAGGGTTTGCTATATTTAAATAGGAAGTTCCACTAGGAGTGTTAACTGTATAGCTTGTTCCGTCAATGCCATAAACTTCAATGTTATTTTGTGTGATAATAAGTATATATCTTTCGTTAGTGTCACGATTAATTGTATGAATAAAAGGGTTTGTATAAGCGGAGTTAGAAATCTTTTTGATAAATTCAGATGGTGGTCTTTTCTTTAATCCTTCAACAACAGAACTGAATCCATTGATTTGGTCTTCAGCTTGAGAACCTAATCTCAAAGTTTCCGACTGTTGCGATACTCCATTAATTAAATTAGGTATCGCATGATTAAGTAAAGGCATTAATTAACTTTATTTCCTCGACTAATAATATTGAAAGTGTCGTAGGAGTTGAAAATGTTAGTATCACTCGTATCTGTTTCTTCTTGTTTTAATACAGCAAGAGCGTTGGCTTCATCTATTTGACCAAAACGGTGTAAGACGTTGGCACCTAAAGTTCTGTCTTGGAATATTCTAGCACCTCGAATAGTAATATAACGTCTTGCGTTTTCTGGTAGTTCAATAAAGGGTAAAAAGATAATTACTTTGGCTTCTAAAGATTTATCAAAAACAAAAGTATTTCCTTGTTTATTAAATAGAAAACTTCCTCTTTTGATTACATCATAGGTTGATAATGGGTACTGATTTACGTCTAAGTCTACCCTCATAATGTTATCAGCTAATGGAATTTTACTATCTCCATCCCGACTTAATTCATATTTATAAAAAGAATTAAAATGCCAACCTGCCGCTTGAACTTCTCGGCTGATTTCGTTGATTGTATTATTAGCGAGTGTCGCATCTATAGGAAGTGTTCCTGTTAAACTGTTAACGGGTGCTTCACCTATAGTATGTAAAAGTGTGTTGACAGCTTCTAGCTGTGTTGTTCCTGATAGTGCCATGGTTTACACGATATTGAATAATGTTTGATTTCGAGTTCTTTTAAAAATTCTACAGTGTCAATTCCTTTTGCATTACACTGTTTCATAGAATCAAAATGTTCTTGTATGAGTGAACATTGTGGTTGTTGATTTTCATCAGCTACACAAATTAACCCAATAAGAATAAATAATGATTTCATAAACTTACTAGCAGAGGGGAGAATTACTCCCCTCCACTTTTAGTTATTAGGCAGTTTGAATTTCAACTGCTGCTTCAGGTCTTAGGATACCGTGTCCTAAAGCCATTTTAGCAACCATTAATGTACCTTGTCTGCGGATGTCATATTCTGACTCCATAGCTAAGTCCATTAACTTCACTGTACCAATAGCAGACTTGTGGAATACTACAGCTGCAGTGTTGGAGAAATCCCCTGTGTAAGTATTATTAGCACCAGAGATTGCTGAGGAGTTATCAGCAAATGCATCAACTGCTGTATTTGATTTTACAATGTTGATACCTGCTACTTTTAATACTTTACCTTCTGCATAAATACCATTGGAACCACCAAAATCTCTGTTTAAGATTTTATCGTTCTCTACTAAGTTGTAGTAAGTTGCAGGAGGTACAACACAATATCTGTCTTCTTCAGGCACATCTTTCTCATCAAGAGCTTGAGCAGCATCAAAGATAGATGTAATTAAAGAACCACCATTTGTTTTTGCATCTGCATCTGTGATAACAGTACCACCATTTTCACCAGTAACAGTTGTAGAAGCCTGAGCTGCTAAGACAGTTAATTGTAAAAGGTGTTGGTCTACTTCACGTGCAAGTGCGTTACCCATTTCTGTTGAGTAAATACTTCTTACATCATAGTGATTTTTTGCTTCATCAATCTGTGAGATAAATGAGTCTGAGATTAAGAGGTCATCAATTGTGATTACTCTTTCGTTTTTGTTGATGACAGTACCAGTTATTTCGTTCCCCGGTGTGTGATAGCTAGCAGTTGTTTTACCGATAGCAGGAAACTGTGCAGATTTACCTTGGGAGATAGTTCTCACCATAGACATCTCTAACATTTGGTTTCTTCTGGCAAATGCAGCTAACACTTCACCTGAAAACACTTTTAGAAATAACGCATTATCGTCACCAGTGTTGTTAGCTTTACCTAGAAAGCTGACTGTTGCGTTTGACATATTATTTTCCTTTATGTTTTAAGTTGTTGTTGTTGAACTACACCTACTTCAATCACACTGAAGTTGTCTCCCGCAGGAGGCTAAAGTTAATCTTTTGGGTGTACACCTCTCTAATGAGAGACGGTGTTATGTAAAGAAACTTTATAAAGAATCTTTACATAAATTATTTATTTATTTTTTTTATCTTTCCAATTATTTTGCATTGCTTTGTATGCGTCTTTGGAAACTGTAGAATTTTTCTTACTTCTACTTATACCTAGTTTTTTTCTTCTATTAATGTTTGCGACTAATGACATTACTTCTTTGGCTTTGGTTTTCTTTTAGTTCCGTATCCCATAGCTACTCCTTTTTTAATTTATCTGCTACTTTCTCTGCACTTCGACCAACGGTGTAGCCACCTACACCTATGGTGAGTAAAGTCCATAAAGCATCAGGAAGTTCTAATAATATTCCCCAATTAAAAAATGCATTTGCATAGGGAACAAGTAAGTAGTTGTTAGCAATGATTAAGACTACTATTAACATTAATAGTGGTCTCCAGTTTCTTGCTAACCAACTTTCACTTTTAGCTTCTGCTAAAATTATGTTGGCAGCAGTAGAGAGTTCTTTCATCTCCCCTGCCATAACTTGTTGTTGGATAGTTTGTTTTATCTTTTCTCTTTCTTCTTTAGAGTCGATGGCTTTATCTATAGTTTTAAATAAAGCACCCACAATAGGAGAAACAGCACCTAAAAGATTAAGCATTACATTACGTTAGAACGTTTAATTTTCTCTTCGACTGATTTTCTGTAAGCTGTATCTTTTTGATATTTTGGGTCATTAATTGCATTAATCACTTCCGCAGTTGACTTATAAGTGTCTTGAGTGTTGTTTGCTTGACCTTGCATTAAATTTGGCTGAATACCAAATTGGGCATCATATTGGGCTTTAAGTCCTTTAACTGCAAAGGTAGCAGCTTCTATCGAACCCTTAGACATTATTTCATTAAAGTTGTCCTGCTCGGCTTTAGTTAAGTTATTTCCTGCCCAATCAGTCAGTGCTTTATATTTTTCCTCACCACCTGCAACATTGTAAATACTTTGTATTGTTGCATTAGATAAGGCTTCTTGACCTGCAATATAACTATCGACAAGGTCTTTACTTAGACCTGCAGCTTCTAACTTTTTATAACTTTCCTCAGTCAGATTACCTTTTTCAGAAAATTCTTCATAATAAGGATTTAAATCTAAACCTGTTTGTTGTTCAATTTGTTCTTTCGTTGGAAGTTCTTCTGTTGATTGTTCTGGTGTTTCACCTGAGGATAATTTCTTTTCAAGTTCCCCATAGGCTTTTGCTAAATCTTCAGCAGTTTGAAACTTTTCAGGTAGCCAACTAGGTCTCTCATTATTTTGAGGGCTTACAGTTGTACTCTCTGCAGTCGATGCGGTACTTGCTTTAGCAATTCCATCATCATTAATTGTTACGGTATCTACCATTATTCATTTACTCCTTGTTGTTGTGCTTGACTAACCAAATCTTGAACTTGATTTGGGTCAATATTTTGTGCTGCTTGTAGCAGTTGTTGTTGTTGCATCTCTTGTTGTATTTGTTCTTGAGATTTAATTAATCCCTCAGGGTCAATACCTTCAGAGGTTGCAAGTCGTTTAATTGCATCAGGAATGTTGACAAACTGTTGAATGACATCTGCACCTAAAGTTTGTGCTAAGGTTGATAGGAATGAAATTAATTTGTTCTTATCATTACCTCTACCTAACGCTTCTAATCCTGTAATAATAGAAGGTCTGACTGTGTTCTTGGGAAGTTGAGGAAGTTTATTTCCTTTTTCCATTACACGCATCTTTCTCATTACATAAGGAAGTTGAAACTCTTGAGATAAAATAGAATAGACACCACCAAGTGTGTCTTCTAATTCTTGAGCCATATATCTAATTTCTTCTGCAGTGACTCTTTCTGCATCTCGTTGCACGGAAGCGTTTAATAAAAATGATAATTGAAGTCGTTGCTCAATCCCTCTCATGGCATCATACGCAATCCTAAAGTCTGCAAATTTGTTTAATTGAAGAACTGAAACATCACTAGCTTGTCCTTCGATAATGGCTCCATTTGGGCTTTCTGCGAGCTTTCTTGCTCGAGTTGTACCATTGGGTGATACCATAAATAAAACTTTAGATGCAGCCGCACTGCCCTCAACAATCGCTTTAGTTAATCCCTCTAGCGATTTTAAGTCTCCGTAATATTCTTCTACAAAACCACGACCATAGTCTTCACCATCTACTCTATTCCAACGAAGAGGAATATACGGAGTTGCATCTAACGGGAAAGTTCCACGGGATTTAGGTAGTTCAATACCCTTGACCTCTTGATACACACTCCATTTATTTTTATCTTTATAAACATGAGTATATAACTCTACGGTTTTCTCGTCTGAATCTAATCGTGCTTTGACAGCCTCTACAATTTCTTCTGGTAAACTAGAAGGAGCTAAACTTTCTTTTGTAACAATTTCTAAAACATTTCCCATAGGGTCACGTTTACAAACATATCGTTCTAAAGAAAAAACTCTGAGACCTTCTTCTCCTACATACAACAAAACATTTCCTGCAATAATTAAATGTTTTAGGGCTTCAAAGACTGCAACCCTATCAGCATTTAATTCAATGTCAGTCATAATGGCTCGTTCAATTTGAGATAAGCCACTTTCAATTTCTGTTTTAAGTTGTTGTTCGCCTTCTAATTCTTTGATGACGTAATCATCTATTTTCATTCGGAAGAACGGAGAGTTAGGAGGTAAGAGTGCAAGTAAAAGTTTGGATGCAAGGTTATTGACACCTCTAGCGCCAATACCTTGATAGGGAGTAGGATAACGTGTGAC